GTGCCAGGCTGAAGCTGGGGATTCCTACTTGCAGGGCTTCCACAGCAGCTATGCTGTTGTAGGTTACTACAGCCCAGACATCATCATCGAGTGCATCATAGATATTGCTGGTGGTAGTTCTTTCAGCACGTCCGGGTTTGTCTTTGATCACTATGGGACGATCAGTGTGTTGTTGTATTGTGTCAATGGTCTTTTTTATCCAGGCATCTCTATCTTCACCATAAAATTCAAAAGGTTTTTCTGTGTTCATGATCAGCAAGATTTTTGATCCTGGATTCTGGCGCCAACCCTGATAGGTCAATCCCGGATTGAATCGGCACAGTGCTTGCCAACGATCATCGGGCACATCGAGAAACCTGCGTTGTTGCATGGCGTTTTTTTCAATCCTGTGATATATTTTTCTACCGGTGGTATTGTTTTCACTGCGATAGTTGCCCAGATATCCGGTTTCCATGAAATAATAATCACGCCCAGTGTGTTCGGCATGTTTGATATAGGCTCCGGTGCTGATACCGCGCACCAAGATTGGCTCTGTGATGGTGTCTTTGGCACGTTTGTAATCATGGCTGGTCATGAATTGGCTTTCTGGAAATGCGGCCATGGTCATGGCTGGATAATCGCTGAACTTGGTCAGTCTGAAATAACGTTCTTCTTTTTCTCTTATCAGCAACTCAAGATTTTTATCTATGCGTTTGCTTTCTTTATCATCTTGTGATCGAAACAACTGTCGCAACAGTTGAATCTCATGATACAGTTTCAAGGTATCTGCCACACTGTGCTTGAGAGCTTCACACTGATCTGGGTATCGCAACTTATATTCTTCCATGGGCCAGCGTTCGACCACAGCTATGGGCAAGGTCATAGGATCCTCTGTTGACAATATTCAGTGAGTATGCGTTCTCTGTGCCATTCGTCTGCCTGAGGGGTATTGGCAAATTCGGAGAAGCAAGGTGTACCCAGAGTATAATGCAATAATTTAGCATCGGCATTGGCACCAAGTTCATCTGGCAACCAATTCCATTCCTTAGGCAGTTCTCCAATACGGCTATCATCCAGCCACGAAAATCTATGTAGATAACTGCCAGGTTGGCTTTGCACAAATTCAGGAGTAAGTTTTCTGTTGGGCCAACTGTTACAGTTCCATAGGATCACACTTGACCAATTTTTTCTAGGGTAATCTTCGTTTTTGGCACCCATGTATTTTTCTGTACGGCGTGTTTTGTAATCGTGCTTGACCACCATGACATCATAGTGCCCTTCCATGCGCATATTCCACAGTTTGACTATGTCATCACGTAGCACCATGTCGCCATCAATGAATATGGCCCAACCTGTATAACTCATGAGATGCGGCACTAGAAATCTGGTGTACACAAAATGATTGCTGTTGTCACCATGTGTTTCTTCGTAGTCCTGAAACAGATTTAAGGCCACCGGCACAATGGCCACAGGCTGGCTGGCATGCCGGATAATGCTGTTCACACAGGTATGATAGGCTATGGCTTCTCTGGGATCGTATCCCACAAAGATTGGAATAGGTGTCATAGCCTTACTATGTCTTCTTCGTCGCAACTATTACCATACTGAATTTCTACAATTTTCAAAGGCTGGTCTGTGGTATTACGCAACTGATGCCATTGGCCTGGGTCTACCCAAAAATGTTCATGACGCCGTAGTTCATCTACAAACACAGGATCTCGAGCCAGTTTCATGGTATATACACTGCCTTGTCCTTCGCTGACTATCCAAAATTCGCTGCGATGATCATGATACTGCATGCTGATACTTTGTCCAGGATTCAGCGTGAGCTCTTTGACTTTGATTCCTGGCACTTCATGCAACACACGATAATAACCCCAGGCACGTAGTGTCTTTGGTGCTTTCCACTCTTCAAGTATCCATGAACTGGAGTTGGCTTTGTCTTGGCCCCCGACTCCAAACACAAACTCTACACCTGGCACTGTCATTTCTGGAATGTTGTCCTGTGTGCGGTCACCACCATTGGCAAATATGATACGTGCATCTGGATAGTGTGCGCGGACCTGTTGCAACAAGTGACAAGCAGTTCCATCCTCATCGTCAAAGGTATAGACTTCATCCACGGGTTTCAAGTTATTGAGTACCGCCAGGCGCTCAGTCCAGGGCATGAATGCACGACCTTTTTTACGGGCCAACCACTCATCGCTGTTGATGCCCACAATCAGCTGATCACCCAATGTCTTGGCTGATTTGATTAGTCGGATGTGTCCGGAATGTATAGGATCAAATCCACCGCTTACTACCACTATAGTCGTCATGCGGATATTTATATGCCGTTTATGGCCAGGACTTATCTTATGGCCAGGCTGGTAATATTCTGATCCAACCAAGTTACGACTAAGTCTTGCTGTCGCAAATAACCATGTGCCTGTATGGAGGCATCAATGCCTCTGGGCAACAGTTCAAGTTCTGACAGAGTGTACCAGTTGGTGTTTTTTGGATCTCTTGGCTGGTGTTGGCTTTTGTATGTGACCGCATGCACCCAACCATTCTGCGTGTCTAATTTGAAAAATCCATGGCGGCAGTCCCATCCTGTTGTGGCCAGCATGTAGATCAAATTGGCCAGACTGTAATGATAATATTGGCCAGCAGGTGAAAAATAGTCCAGCTGGCGTTGGTGTATGCGTTGCGTTATTGGCACGCAAAGAGCCAGCATGCCACCTGGACTGGCAATGTCATACCACTTTGCCAAAGTGGACAGGGGATTTATTGCATGTTGGAAACTGTCGTGACACCACAAAATATCAAAACCCGATTTAGGACTCTGTATCCGGCTTTCAAAATCTGTTTGTTGATATGCCACATTGGCGTATTTTTTACACAAACTTAATCTATCAAACAGATCTACACCGGTGCACTGTATTTCAAGCGGCATCTGACTTTCGTCTCTGGTGGTCCGTGTGGCCCACCATTCAAGATCATCTCCAGACCCACACCCTAGATCTACTACAGTTTTAATACTGAGCATGAAATCATCATATTCATACAGCTGATTTAGTGTTTGTAAACTGTGGGCGTGACTGTCTGTGGTTTTAACAAATTTCATACCTGTATGTCCTCCATGCCGGCTGTGCGTAATCTCACAATGTGGCCACTCATCCATGATTTTGAATCTAGGCCTTTCATGATGCCCAACCAGCGGTTGCGTAGCAAGGCCACTTCGTTAATTATGGTTTCAAAGTCGATTACTTCGTCCTCACCATCCACATACTTTTCAGCATCTCTGCTGGTTAAGGCACGCTGATAACCTTCCAAGTATTTTTGGAAATGCCGTCGGCGTATCTTTCGTAGTTGTATGTTGAGGTGATTAAGTATGGCTTCAATTTCTTGAAGCTGATTAAATCTATGTTCGGTTATGCCAGGCAATTCTTTGATATTTTTTTCAATAAGGCCGCCCACACGCACATCACGTTTGGCATCTTCTAGCTCACGTTCATAGTAGGCTATAAAGTCCGGAATAGCGCCCAGATCGGCTACTACACGGCTATACCACATTAATAATCCTCGTCCTCGTCCTCGTAATCCTCTACTTCGTTATCCTCTTCATCTTCATGATCTTTGAGATAACTGGTCAAGGCACGTTTGACTTCGCTGTCGCCTTTAAATGTATCTCGTATTTCGTCGGCGTCTACATCATTATCAATCAACACAGACACCAAGGTTTCTGCAGCTTCATCTCGATCTACAGTATTAACATACCGTCGTAATTCAGTCCAAATTTCTTTAGCTAATTCCGCACTCATCTTTATTCCTCCGCAATTGATTCTTCAGTACTTACCGTTTCTTTCTGATTTGCGAAGTCGGCCATGACCTTGTCCAGGCATCCTTCTTCGTTGCTTTCCCAGGCTTTGCGGAACTGTTTGATGATCTCGCCATCGCTTGTAACAAACATGAGTCGGTTGCCGTCCTTCTTGAGCAGGCCTTTCTTTTCAGCCAAGTCCACAAGACCGCTGTAGGGATTCATACCTGTTTCATAAGGAATCTTGACTTGCACGCCTTCGAAAGGTTTGGCATAGCGTGTTTTCATCACCTTACAGCCGGCACGGATACCCATGACTTCTGAGATCTTGTTGCCGTCTTCGTCTTCTTTGAGTTTCATTTTCTTCATGGCTACCACGATACTACTCGCATAGATAAAACCCTGGCCGCCTGAGATCTTGTCGTCCGGATCAAACATGTCTTGGCTGGCATAGGTGTGATTGGTACATACCAAGCCTACATTGTAACTACCAAACATGTTGACGCAGTTACGCACCAATGCGGTCAGTGCTTTGGGTTTGCGGCCTAAATCACCTTTCATTTCGCCTGCATCAAACTGATTTACGTCAGTAGGTGTTAGCAACATTCCCAAGCTGTCAATAATAAACATAACCTTGGGACGCTCACCGTCTGGTAATGCTTTATAGTCAGCCATGAATGT